GCCAAAGCGCAAGTACACCCGCAAAGTGACCGATCAACCTGTCGAACAGCCCAACGAAGTCCCATCGTTTTTGACTTCGGCAAGCGACGAATCCGAAGGAAGCTGAAATGGCATATACCGCTGGCGATCAAATTACTCGGGCACTGCGCCTATTGGGCGTTCTTGCCGAAGGTGAAACGGCGTCAGCGGCTACCAGTCAGGATGCCTTGACTGCAATGAACCAGATGATCGACTCGTGGAATACCGAGCGTCTGTCTGTGTTCTGCACCCAAGACCAAGTGTTCAACTGGCCCGTGGGCCAGATCAAACAGACCCTTGGTCCCACCGGTGACTTTGTGGGCAACCGCCCAATCCAGCTTGATGACGCCACCTACTTCCGCGCCCCCAGTGGCGTGTCGTACGGCATCAAAATCATCAACCAAGACCAGTACAACGGCATCGCTGTCAAGACCTCGACATCGACGTTCCCGCAGGTCATCTTCGTCAACAACACGTTCCCCAACGTGGAGATGTACATCTACCCCCGGCCAACGCAGTTGCTGGAGTGGCACTTCATCTCGGTGCAAGAGTTGACGCAACCTGCCGTACTGGCGACCGAGTTGTTCTTCCCCCCAGGTTACATGCGGGCGTTTGCCTACAACTTGGCAATGGAGATCGCACCCGAGTTTGGCGTGGAGCCAAGCCCACAGGTGCAGCGCATCGCCATGACCAGCAAACGCAACCTGAAGCGCATCAACAACCCATACGATGTGATGTCCATGCCCTACGCATTGGTGTCCAATCGTCAGCGTTTCAACATCTATTCTGGAAATTACTGATGAAGACGCCCATCCTCGGTTCATCCTACGTCACCCGCAGCATCAACGCTGCGGATGCCAGAATGATTAATCTTTTCCCCGAAGTTATCCCCGAGGGTGGACTAGAGCCTGCGTTTCTGAACCGTGCGCCAGGGCTGCGCCTGCTGGCGTCAATCGGCAACGGTCCAATCCGTGGCCTGTGGGACTTTGCGCCTGACAGCACCACTGCCTTCGTTGTATCGGGCAACCAGTTCTTCAAGATCGACACAAACTACGCTCCCACTTTGCTGGGCACCGTGGCAGGCACTGGTCCCGTGAGCATCGCTGACAACGGAACCCAAGTGTTCATTGCAGCCAACGGGCCAAGCTACATCTACAACAACACGACCAACGTGTTCCAGCAGATCACCGACCCTGACTTTCCCGGCGCAGTGAGCGTGGGCTATCTGGACGGCTACTTCGTGTTCAACGAGCCAAACAGCCAGCGCCTTTGGATCACCAGCTTGCTGGACGGCCTGTCCGTGGACCCGCTGGACTTTGTGAGCGCCGAGGGTGCACCTGACGACATAACTGCCTTGATCGTTGACCACCGTGAAGTGTGGGTGCTGGGCACCAACTCGGTCGAGGTTTGGTACAACGCCGGGACAGCAGACTTTCCGTTACAGCGCATCCAAGGCGCTTTCAACGAGATTGGCTGCATCTCCCCCTACTCGCTTGCCAAACTCGACAACGGCGTGTTCTGGCTGGGTTCTGACGCCCGTGGCAAGGGCATCGTTTACCGGGCCAACGGCTACACGGGCACCCGCATCTCGACACACGCTGTCGAGTGGCAGATTCAGCAGTACGACGACATCACTGACGCCTTTGGGTACACGTACCAGCAAGACGGTCACGCTTTCTACGTCCTGATCTTCCCATCGGCCAACACCACATGGGTGTATGACGTGGCAACGCAGGCATGGCACGAGAGGGCTGGTTTTGAAAATGGGCAGTTCACCCGTCACCGCAGCAACTGCCAGATGGCGTTCAACAACGAGATCGTTGTTGGTGACTTCCAGACTGGCAACATCTACGCCTTTGATCTTGAGGATTACTCGGACAACGGCCAGATTCAAAAGTGGTATCGCACATGGCGGGCACTGCCTACGGGACAGAACAACTTTAAGCGTACCGCGCAGCACAGCCTCCAGCTTAACTGTGAGGCCGGTGTTGGCTTGAACACTGGGCAGGGCAGCGACCCCCAGGTCATGCTGCGCTGGAGCGATGACGGTGGACACACATGGTCCAACGAGCACTGGACATCCTTGGGGCCAATTGGTGCCTACGGACGCCGCACATTCTGGAGGCGCTTGGGCATGACGCTCAAACTGCGTGACCGGGTGTACGAGTTGTCAGGCACCGACCCCGTGAAGATTGCCATCACTGGTGCTGAACTTATCCTCAGTCCGACTGTCGCGTAATGGCAACCGCACAACTGACCAACATCACGCCTCCTCGGGTTCCTTTGCTGGACCCGAAGACTGGTCTTGTCTCGCGTGAGTGGTATCGCTTTTTCTTGAGCCTGTTTGTGCTGACCGGCAGCGGCCAAAACACCGCATCGCTGACCGACTTGCAAGTGGGGCCACCCATGCCCACCCAAGAAGACTTTGGCGAGATCGTCATCAGCATTGATTCGCTCAAGACACAGCCAAGTCAGGAAAGCGCACTTGACCAAATCGCCGAGTTGCAGAAACAGATCGACGGGTTGAAAAAGCAAATTGAGTGCCCTTGCACTGAACTGACAGCCGAGTTGCAAAAGCAGATCGAGGGTCTTCAAGTGACCCCGCCACCCCGTGAGTTTGAGCGTTCGCGGTACGGCTCGTTCTACGACACCACGACTCAGACGGCCACCACGATCAACACGGCCCAAGCGATTACGTTCAACACTACGGACTTGAGCCGAGGTGTGTATCTTGGCACCCCGACATCAAGGGTGTACGTGGACACACCGGGCATCTACAACTTTGACACCTCGTTTCAGTTGGACAAGACTACAGGCGGCACAGCCGAGTTCTACTTCTGGTTTCGACTCAACGGCACAGACGTGCCAGACAGCGCCAGCCAGATCAGGATTCAGGGCAATGACGCTGAGATATTTTCGTCACTGAACTACTTTTTCGACCTCAACGCTGGCGACTACGTTGAGATGATGTTTTCAACGACCAGCCTAAGTGTTGAACTTCTTTCCGTGCCTGCGGCTGCACCTGTCCCCGGCATCCCGTCTATCATTCTCACAGTCTCAAACAATATCGGGGGTATCCAATGACAGTCACCGTCAAAAACCTTGTGCCATCAAAAGATGTTGCAAACAGCCAGACAACCCAGTACACCGCAACCGGCGTGACCACGATCATCGACAAGTTCACTGCGACCAATTACAGCGCCAGTGCTGCCACGATCTCGGTCAACTTGGTCACTGTGTCTGGTTCTGCTGGCAACAGCAACCTGATCACCAAGACCAAAACGCTTCAGCCGTCCGAGGTCTACACGTTTCCCGAGTTGGTCGGGCAGGTTTTGAACCCTGGCGACTTCATCAGTACAATCGCCGGAACCGCCACCGCCATCAACATGCGCGTCAGTGGCCGTGAGGTGACCTGATGCAAGTGACAGTGACTTACGGTAAGGGGTTCGCTGTTGCAAAACCGCAAACGCTTGCGGAGCGTGTTGCAGCGTTGCAAGACGAAATCTCTAAGCACCCTCAATACGAGCCGCCAACGGAACATGTGTTTCATGGCGGCATGTACTGCCGTCAAGTGTGGCGTCCTGCTGGATGCCTAATTGTGGGCAAAGTCCACAAAAAAGAGCATTTCTACATGATCGTTTCGGGCACTGTCAAAGTGACCACGGACGATGGGGTTCAGACCATTACTGGGCCAATGCTGCTGTGCAGCAGCCCCGGAACCAAACGCGCCGTGTATGCAGAAACAGACGCGCTGTGCATGACTTTTCACAGAGTTGAGTCAAACACGGTTGAAGAAGTAGAATCAGAGTTAGTGGAAGACGATCCAAATTCGATGTTTACCATTGGCAATAAAGTCAAAAACCAGCAGATTGAGGTGAAACCATGAGTTTTGTAACAGCAGCCCTTATTGGCGGCGGTGCCGCAATCCTTGGTGGCGCTATTGCTGGGCAGGGTGCCAAAAAAGCAGCGTCCACGCAAGCAGCAGCAGCAGACCGCGCTGCTGAAATCCAAAAAGAAATGTTTGAGCGCAACATTGAGTTGCAAGCACCATTTCGTGAGGCTGGCGTTAACGCACTGAGCAAACTGGTTCCGTTGACCGAGTACCAAAACTTTGGCATGGCCCAGTTTCAACAAGACCCCGGCTATGCTTTCCGCATGTCTGAAGGTATGAAAGGACTAGAACGGTCCGCTGCTGCCCGTGGCGGCTTGTTGTCAGGCGCTGCCATGAAGGGTATCCAGCGATTTGGTCAAGACTTGGCGTCACAGGAATACCAGAACGCATTTAACCGTTACGGAATTGAACGCGACCGTAGGTTAAACCCGTTGCAATCGTTGGCTGGTGTTGGGCAAACGTCAACTAACCAGTTGGCCTCTGCGGGGCAAAACTATGCGACAGGTGCAGGACAAGCAATCGGTGCTGCTGGTCAAGCTCGCGCATCAGGTTACGTAGGGCAATCCAATGCATTGACTGGCGCTCTTGGCGGTGCAAGCAACATGTACATGCAAGGCCAAATGCTTAACCGAATGTTTCCATCGTCTAGCGGCGGCGGTAGTAGTACCAATTTTATGCCCACAATGGCTCCTTCTTGGGGCGGCGGAGGCGGCGGCGATTGGTCACAAGGCGGAACTTGGGCACCCTAAGGATTAAATATGTCACTCGTGAACCCTAACATTGCACTATCGACGCGGGGTGTTGAACTACAAGACCCGCTGGCCCAGTACGGTCGTGTCATGGCGATCCAGCAGGCGGGAAACCAAAACGCCCTTGCGCAGTACCAACTTGGCGCAGCACAGCGTGGAGAGGCTCGTGACATTGCCCGAACAAACGCGCTTGCTGGCGCCGGGTCCGACGAAACAGCCGTTGCCAATGCGCTGCTGAAATCGGGCGACATTCCTGCGTACTCTGCTTTTGTCAAAGCAATAGAAGATCGCAAAACTCAAAGACTCACGCAGCAAAAAACTCAAGGTGAGATTTCTGCGCAGCCGCTGGCGATGCAAAAAGCAGAAAACGAGTTGTTTGACACGTCGATGAAACAGATTCGCGGTGCTTGGGGAAATGTTCGCACAATTGAAGATGCGATGGCAATTCACGATGCCACACACAGAGATCCGGTCATCAACAAACGGTTGCAAGCATTTGGCATCACCGAGCAAATGGGTCGCCAACAGATTTTAGACGCTGCGCGAGATCCGGCTAGTTTTGCATCGTTTGTGCAAAAAGCACAACTGGGTGCTGAGAAGTTCATGGAGATGAACAAGCCCACGACACAGGTGGTGGACCAGAGCGGTCAGCGTCAGGTTATCCAGATTCCGGGTCTTGGTGGTACACCGACCACCGTGGGCACGTATGCCGATGTTCCGTTGCCTGCTGCTGTCGAGGCGCAAAAGTCAAGGATTGCAAAGTCCGGTGCGCCAAACATTTCAATGAGCACCGAGCAAAAATACGGTGGGCGGTTTGGCGGTCTGATTGCCGACCAAGATGCCTCCAAGCTGGCTGCTGCCGAAGCAGCACCTCAAGCTGCGGCAACTGCTGATCGCATAATGGACTTGATCGACAGTGGTAAAGTGATCACCGGCACAGGTGCCAACTTTCGACTTCAGGTTGCCAAAGCCCTTAATTTGGCAGGTAACACGGACGCTGAGAGAATTCGCAACACTGAGATTTTGGGCGCATCGTTGGCCGAGACAACGCTGGGTGCGATCAAATCATCAAACCTTGGCGCAGGTCAAGGCTTCACCAACGCCGACCGAGATTTCTTGGAAAAGGCTAAGGCTGGTCAAATCACCTTTGACGCTCAGTCGCTTAAAGAGTTGGCTCGTTTGGCCCGTCTTGCTGCCGAAAAGAGTGCGGACTCGTGGAACACTCGAGTCAAGCAGATTCCCGCAAGTGCCCTTGAGGGCACTGGTATTTCCACCAATCCGATTGTGGTACCCAAGCGCAGCATCATGAAGAACAGTGGTCGAAAAGGCGACACTTCTGTCAGTGCCCCCGCAGGCGTGGACTCCAATATCTGGCAATACATGACTCCAGAGGAGCGCAATCTATGGCCGAAATGACACTCGATCAGCAACGCGCTATGGCAATGGCTGCGGCGCGGGCGCGGGCGGCACAAGCTGAAACATCCGCAGCACCCTCTGGCGGCATCCCCGGCCCACGCCGTGGTTACTCGCTGACCGAGGTGCCCGTGGAGGCCGTGAAGAACCTGCCCGAAAGTGCAGGCAAGTTTGTCGGCGGTGTCGTGCAGGCCGTGACCAGCCCGATTCAAACCCTTACTGGAATCCTTGATGCTGGCGCTGGTGCGCTGCGCAACTCGCTGCCACAGGGCGTGGTCAACTTTGTCGACCAGTTCGACACCAACCCGCAAGCAACCCAACGCGCTGTTGAGACAGCCAACGCCATCGGTGGCATGTACAAGGACCGCTACGGCAGCTATGAAGGCATCAAGCGCACGTTTGCCGAAGACCCAGTGGGCGCTGCTGCTGACTTGTCCACCCTGTTGACCGGGGGCGGCGCTGCCGCGACCAAGCTGGGTGCCACGCAGACCGGCGCTGCGTTGTCGCGGGCCGGTGCCGCAATCAACCCGATGCGCCCCATTGCACCCATCATCGAGCAGCCTATCAAGCTGGCCGCAAAGGGTGTTGGTGCGGTCTACAACGCTCTTGACCCGAAGTCGGCAGCGTACCTGACAGCCGCCGAGGGTCGTGGTCCTGAAATCGTCAATGCCCTGCGTGGTCAAACTCAGATCGTGCCCGGAAGCCGCCCAACTGCTGCGCAAGCCGCCGCACCCGTGGGAGCCACCCGGTTCTCGGCAATGGGCGACTCTGCTGCCCGCACCACCCCAACCCCGTTCTATGAGCGGGCCGAGGCTCAAAAAGCCGCGCAGCTTGCCGCTGTGCAGCAGGTCGGCAAGACACCCGCAGAACTCAAAGCCGCCGAGGCTGCTCGAAGTGCCACGGCCAAAGAGTTGTACGGCATCTCCGACAACGCGATGGTGGTAGCCGATAACACATTCTCGTCGCTGCTCAATCGCCCCTCGATGGACAAGGTGCTTGCCCGCGCCAGCGACTTGGCTGCGGAAAAAGGTCAGCCTTTCCAAATTGGTCAAAACCGACCCCCACAGGTTGTGCCGTCCAGCATCGTCGACGAAGCCGGTCGCCCAATGGGTCAGACAGTGATTCCGGGCGAAGTGGCGAAATATCCGGGCAGCAGCCTTCACGCGATGAAGATGGCGTTTGACGACTTGATCAAAGATCCCGCCACGTTCGGTATCGGCTCGTCTGAAGCCAAGGCGATTGGCAGAACCCGTGCTCAGTTCCTTAACTGGGCCGAGGATCAAGCCCCATCCTATCGCACGGCCCGGGAAACCTTTGCCGCCCAGAGCAAGCCGATCAACCAGATGGAAGTCGGCCAGTTCCTTGAAGGCAAACTCAAGCCTGCGCTGGGTGAGGAAACTGCCCGCCTGCGGGCCGCAGGGTTCGCTGGTGCGTTGGAAAACGCTCCGGGCACCATCAAGCGGGCCACAGGTGAATCGCGGTTCCAGAGCCTGTCCGAAGTGCTTACGCCCGAACAACTGAAGATCGTCGATGATGTTCGCGCTGATCTGGCCCGTGCTCGTCAAGCTGAGAATCAAGCCGCCGCAGCCCGAGGTGCTGGACCTGACGTGACCCTGATGGGCACCGAGGTTATGGGCAATGTCCGCGCTCCCAACTTCATCAACAACGTCACCACGGTCGCCAACGATCTGCTGCGCCGGATGCAAGGCAAGCTGGACCAGAAGCTGGCAATCGAGTTGGCCGCTGAGATGCTGGACCCTGCTGCCGCTGCCGTTGCGCTTGAGAAAGCACTGGCGCGTCAGGCCAAGGGTCAAAAGCTGGCAGACCCCTTCCAGAAAACTGGCAAAGCCGCCTCCAAGGTGCTGCGTACACCTGCTGTTGTAAACATGTTGGCCCCGGCCAGTGAAGTTCAAAACGCTCTTGCACCTTAATACAAATTAGTTAAAATACGGGAACTTTCATGATGGAATCAGCAGAAATGGCCGAGATCGACCCAGTGAAGTACGGAGTCTTGTGGGAGCGCGTCAAGGGTTACGAACGCCGCTTCGATGAGATGAGCACCAAGATCGACAAGATGGAAGGTCATGTCGAGAAACTGGTGGCCCTTGCAAACCAAGGCCGTGGCGGGTTCTGGGCTGGAATGGCTTTTGTTTCGATCATCTCCAGCGGGGTAGGGTTTGTCCTAAGTTGGATCAAGGGGCACTGAGATGAACGATCAGATGCACCAAATCGAACTGATCAAGGCGCAAGCCCGAGTCGAATTAAACAAGCTGGAAGCCAGTTCTCCAGCCAAGGACGTGGCGGGCCGCGCAATCGGCAAGCACGGCCTGTTCTACATCACCCTCATCGTCACCATCGGCGTGGCCTCCAGCCTCGTGCTGGACAAGGACAAGATTGCTGCTGTCATGGGCCTGCTGGGCGCATCGCTCACGGCCCTGATCTCCATGCTCAACGGCATTGCCGGGGCCAACGCCAAGCAAGAGAAACCCGAGTTTGAGGTCATGAAGCAATTGATCGACAAGCTGGACAAATTAGACCGTAAAGAGCAGCCGATGAAGGTCACTGTTGAAGGCGAGAAGGTCACAGTCACCAAAGGCGACGATCAGATCACCACATCGAAAGGGTAGGCATGGACTGGCTCAAACAAATCGCACCGACCATCGCCACGGCGCTTGGTGGCCCACTGGCAGGCATGGCTGTGTCTGCTATCTCCAAGGCCATCGGTGTGGACCCCGACAAAGTGGGCGACATGATCTCCAACAACAAGCTGTCAGCAGAGCAGATCGCCCAGGTCAAGATTGCCGAGATCGAGTTGCAAAAGCAAGCGCAGGAACTGGGCCTGAACTTTGAGAAGCTGGAAGTTGAGGACCGCAAGTCAGCCAGGGACATGCAGGCCACCACTCGCAGCCTGATGCCACCCATCTTGGCTGGCGCAGTCACCATCGGCTTCTTTGGCATCATGGTCATGATGTTTTTCAACCAAATTGACA